TTGCTGCTTGTGGTGCTATTGTACTTGAGTGTTCAATATGTGCCTTTGAAAGATAACCAAAGATTCCCATTGAAGTGATACCCATCAACAATACCACAGCAATGAGAAAATAAAGTTTGAGTGCAGAGAATGTTGTTCTCCAATGATTATACACCCATGATACAGTTACCAGTTTTGCTGCTTCAAGCACAGAACCCATAATGATGATAGGCCAGTACGAACCTGGAAATATCTGTGCAAGTCCAATAACCGAGTAATATGCAGCAATACCCGATAAAGCAATAGCAGTCAAAAATGGCAGTATTACGTGTATCATCCGAAAAATGCGTCTAAAGTGTATTGTTTCTCTGTCTTCCATCCAACACAATCAAGAATAGATTTGACTGGTTCAATGAAAGATTTCTCAAACTGCGTATCATAATCAAGATATGATTGCAAATTAAATTCTTTGGGTAGTCTTGTTGGAAAAGAGACAACCGTATCTCTGAACGGATTGGGTGATTTGAGATAAGTGAACTTCAACTTCTCACCTTCTTGTATCAAAGGATACTTATTCATTAAATCATATTCTTTCAAAAAATGATTGTATAAGATTGCACCCTTGACATGAATAGGTGTACCTTTTCTGTAAATTGTAGTTGGATGAGAATATTCACTCAATCCATTGCATCCTCTTGGAAAAGATATTTCTTCAGCAGACAAGCCTTTGAATTCTTCTCGAAACTCTGCAATAAATTTTTGAATCGTTTCTTCATCCGACTTGACAAGCAACTCTACCAGTTTGTACATTTTATCACGCACAACAACCGGAGTAGAAGATTTGACCATCTCAAGTCCCATAACTTTGAGATGTGGTTCTGCATACTGAACACCTTCATTGTTGTACACATTCAGAATATATCGTTTCTTTGCTGTCCAAATACCTTTGTTCGCCAATGCTTCACGCTTCATTTGCATTTTTTGGTCGAACGCATGAACATATTCAGCAAGTTCCTGATAACTCGTATCGATATATGGTTGAATCTTCTCTTCACAGATTTTGTCCATGAAGGCGATAACTTTCTCAGTTGCTGGCTTTTTCTCATACACAGAATCAACCAGTGGACCAAGATTAAGATAGATAGAATCTGTATCCGAAGCAATAACATAGTCAGTATTTGTCTTTAATAGTTTATTCAAATATTCGTTGAGTTTATTTTCAATCCAACGAATAGACAATTGCCCAGCAGACGTAACAGCAAGGGCTTGACGCAAATCATAGAAACGAAAATACTGAGAGCCCATTGCGCCATAGGCAGAGTTCAAAGCCAACTTCTTTGCCAATTGAAGATTTTTGTACTTGGCTACCGTTTTTCCAATCTCTCTCTTTTTTTCAGGATCAGTTTCATTTTCATAAAACTGTTCTTCCTTCAACATAAGTTTTTTAAACTTCTTACGGTCTTCATACATTTCATTCAACATCATAGGCAAAAAGCCTTGTTTGTCTGTACGAAAGAACTGTCCATTCGGAGTAACAGTTGCATTCTCCAATTTGCTTATGTCAAGTTTCTTTTTCAAGAGACTGTCAACAGATGCTTCTGAAGACAACTTACGCATTTCATCTGTAAAGTCATCATTATCTATCAGTGTTTCTGGAGATATGTTGTACTGCATGATCAAGTGTGGATACAGACTGTTCAAGTCAAATGATGCCACCCATTCATGCATACCTATCTGTGGTTCTTTAACATATGCACCTTCAAATGCTTCACTCTTTTTTGCAAACCGACGTGGTGGCACGACAATTTGCTTATCCAGCAAATAGTTGTAAATCAGTGCATCCCACATTCTTGTTTGTGCAAAGACATCATCATAGTTTGTCTTGGTATCATATGCAAGAGTCAGTGCAAGTTCAATCAACTTCAAATTATCTTCAAGACGTAACACCAAATGAACGTCTTTGATGTTATACTCAATAAATTTTTGATGATCTAAACGATAGAGTTGATGAAGACTATCATACTCATCATAAGATAGTTTACGTTCACCAAGTTCTACATTCGCAACTGTATCAAGTCTGTAGTTTTCTACATTCTTTCCACCAGGAGCATACCATTGATATAGTTCAAGATAGTCAAGAGCAGAAATCCCAACGATGTCATAAATTGTTTGCACTTTGCCTTTGAACAATGTCTCTCTCTGAGAGATGTATTCCCATGGCGACAATTTCTTTAAGTTATTCTCTCCAAGTATACGGGTAAAGCGATTGATAAGGTAAGGAATATCAAAGAACTTGATATTCCAACCAGTAACAACATCAGGATGATTATTTGACCAATCAGCAAGAAAACGTTTGCACAAATCAATCTCATCTTTGCAAAGAACATAATTTACACTTTCATTTTTGTTTACATACTCTCCACAACCATAGACTGTTGTGCCCCCATTCAATTGATGAATAGCAATTGCAGTGATAGGTTCAGTCGCTTGATATGGATCAGGAAATCCATTCTCAGAGCCAACTTCAATGTCTATGAAAACGATAGATAAATCAGAAATATCCCAATCAACGATGCCTCTAAAAGTGTCAGCAATGAATGCGTATTCATAGCGTGTATTACCGTAGATTTTAAAATTTGCAACTGTTTCATAACTTTTGACAAAATCACGTGCCTCCCTAATTGTATCAAATTTCATAGGTTCCAGCGGTTCATTGAACAATGAACGCCACTGTGATTGTTTATTGGACTGTAGGAATAAAGTTGGTGAATACCTAACTTTGGATTTGATACGTTTTCCATTATTCACACCTCTAAACAAGATGTGGTTATTGTGAACGCAAACATTTGTATAGTATTTCAAAGTAAAAACCCATTTTATATAAATAAGTGTGGATCACCGGACTGGAACTCCGCACCCACTCTAACATGAAAGGCCATGTCAGCATGAATATTTATTACGTATATCAACATCGTAGAGATGATACTGGTGAAATTTTCTATGTCGGTAAAGGAAAAGGAAAACGCTGTTTTTCTAATAACCGAAATAAACACTGGAAAAACATCACAAATAAAACATCATATACAATAGAGATTGTGCATGATAATCTTCCCTCAGAAATTGCCTGTTTAGTTGAAATAGGTCTAATCACAAAATATAAAACACAAGGATTAGACCTATGCAATTATACTATAGGTGGTGAAGGAACTGTTGGTTATAAACATTCCTTTTCATCAAAAGAAATAATGTCAAAAAACAAAAAAGGAAGAAAACTAACACAAGAACATAAGGATAAAATATCAAAATCACGCAAAGGATTCAAAATGTCCGATGAACAGAAGAAAAAATTGAGTGATCATTATACAGGAAAAAAACTTTCAGACTCACATAAACAAAAAATTAAAGAAGGTATGAAAAAATCATAGTTTTAGTCCTGCAGGTGCGATTTCAATACGACTGAACATTTTACGATAATTTTCTAATAGATCATCAACGGGTGTATTGACTGTTAGAATATCTTCATTCTTGATTGTGATGCCTTTATCAAACTCTTCGACAAAAGCAAGATATGGTGCAAAACCCACACCACCAGGATCATTTGCTGAACGTGGTGGTACAGAAATTACTTGTACTGGATTTTTAACTAACACAACAACATCACCTTCAAGTGTTACTTCAGCAATGATTGTTTGATGTGTTTTAAATGTAATACATTTTATGTTCATACTGTTACCTTAGTTGTTGGTTCATAAACATCAAGTGTGACCCATTTTTTAGGAAACAACATTTCACGACCACGAAAGTCGGCAATGTCATATGTCGGATCATCAACAAGACCGATTAGTTCTACTTTATTGTCAAAATCACGCAATACAAGATCATACTTGTATGCTTTAGGAAGTTTGGAATTTGCTTCAGCAAGTTGCTTAGCCACTTTTGTAATATTGCTCATTATTTACTCCTCACATTTATTAACTTTAACTTCACATTGTTTCAAAAAGTTGATTCCAGCATTGCTTCTATAATCGTGCTTATAATAGACCTCCTTGATTCCTGACTGATATATCATTTTAGCACATTCTAAGCATGGTGCATGGGTAATAAACATTGCAGCACCATCACTTGAATTTGTTGACCGAGAAACTTTTGCGATTGCGTTTGATTCGGCATGCAAGACTTCCGCTTTAGATTTAAGTCTTGACCATCCGTGTGCAGTTTCTCTGAAACCGTTTTCTCTCATCCATTCGTCAGTTGCTTGACATTCTTCTTTGAGCACAAATTCAACATCTTCACACATATTGTTCCAGCCAGATGGCATACCGTTATAACCGATGCCTATAATTGTGTTGTCTTTGACGATTACACAACCTACCTGTAATCTCTGTGCCGTCGAAAGTTCAGCATAAACGCTGGCTGCTTTCATATGGGCTTTTACGTATTTTTCTTTCATTTAGAAGTAAGCACTCACTTGCGTACAAGGGGGTTATCAAAAAATCGTATTCGTCTATTCAAGAATCACAAGTGGCACTCGAAATACGTTTGCATCATTTGCATATATGAAGAATGGTAAGAATCTTTCACCCAAAAAGCCTGGATATCTCCAAGGTAATGGCTCTGATGTTGTTTGTATTCTTGGATATACTGGGCTTGCATTTTTCCACACAAATTCTAATAGTTCAAACAGTTCACTGACATACTTCTTGAATAGTTGCTTACGCATCACATAACAAGTTTCAAAACTTGCTTCATTACAAAGCCACCAGTTCATCTTGTTTCGGTAATCTGGCATCAATTGCTCAATGCCTTCTAAAAACAAATTGATATATTGTGCCGGCTGTGACTGTAAATATTGATCAATCACCGAACATGGTAGAGGTGTCAGTCTATTTGTTATTATATCATGAGTTTGCAACAATGTCAATGCTGCATCACGTTGTTTATCGGAAGAAAGATAATTGGCACTTTCCATTGTGGGTGACATACCGGCTTTGATGACATTCGGTTCTAATCCATCATCAAACTTTAGATATCTACGATAAGTTGTGCATCCAATATAGTCTGCTTGCCCATACTTCCAAAGATAGTATTCGGATGCTTGTTGCCCCATAGCACGTAGAAACTCATCTTCATGACAACCAGAATAGTGATGCATGTATTGATGAATGCTATGTTCTTGTGTGGTGTTAATGTAATCACCAGGACCCGGTGGATTCCATCCATAAGGATATCTACCACCAGCAAAGGCAGCCTTCATCCAGTTTGAATCATGATTGAATGGAAAGTCCTTGTGAAAGTGACTGACCATCAATATATCATTCATCTGTTGTCTCTACTTTTGCTTTCTTTTTGAATTCGATGCGTGGAGCAATGATTGCTTTGATCATCTCACGTTTGTAATCTTGCTTACGCTCACCTGACATTGAAGAAAGAGATATCTTCAATGCTTTGTTCATTTTAAAATTTGAATTTGATTTCATTACCATGTCCAAGAAACGTATGAGTATCGTGTACCCTTTGTCACCAAGTCAACTCTGTGTGGATAAAGAAAGTTTGATGGGAATATCATGATTTCACCTGCTTTCAGTGGTACAATACTATCTTGCCAAAATACAAGTTCACCACCAGTGTAATCGTTATTCAAACTACCAAGAACAGTCAATGTAGGTATACCCTTACGTTGCCCATCAAACATTGAGTGAATGTGATCACAATGAAGTTTCATGTTCCTATTGCGATCATAACGATTGAAACGAACCTCTGTGTGGCTCAATTTCGCGGCCGCAGGCGGCTCTGGCGGTGGTGCGCCAAAAGCGGGCGCACCTGCCCCGGCGAC